AGATGCCTTACTTCCTTGAGCAGCCATAGATACATTCATAAGCTGACCAAATTTCTGACCAAGTGCTTTTGCGCCAGTCAATCGGAATACGGGTCTAATCAATTTGCCAGCGCCAAGTGTTGCGACATCAAACCCGCCAGAAATCAAAGATTCTTTTGCTGCTCTGGCATAATCCTTTTCCTTTCCTTCTATTATGTCTTCAAGAAGTTCGCCGCCAAAAGCACCGATCATACCGCCAGCAATACCGCCAACTACTGTGCCAATAGGGCCAGCCCCTAATGTTCCAGCGGCAGCACCAGCCGCAATTCCACCAGCAATAGAACCTACAGTCTCAAGACCTTCCACAGTAGCCTGTCTTGGCCTTGTTCTTTCATAAAGCGAATCTATTTGCTCATCACTTAAAGTAGACAGGTCAATGCCTAATAAATCTCTAGGGTCTGCCATTATATTTTCCTATAAACTAAATGTTCCTGGTGAACGAACAAGCCTTTGGGTTTGCTCAAATTCTGATTGCCTTTGTCTTTGTAGCTCAACCTGTCGTCTTTGCTCTTCTTCTAGCTGCTGCCTTTTACTACTTTGCAATTTACGGTCATAGGCTTCTCTTTCAGTTTTATCCATAAAATTAAGGCTAGTTTTTTCTTCTAAATAATTAATGTATTGAGGATCGTTGATTTTTTTAGCCCAGAAATCATTAAAGGTTACAATTTGGTCAGTCTCAGAATCAATCATTGCTGGAGATCCGCCATTTGCTCGCAAGAATTTAAGCCTTTCGTTCTCTTTTTCAGCGGCAATATATGACATTTTCTGCATACCAGCTAAGTAACTGGCAATTTGTTCTGGAGAATAACTTGCGTCAGGGAAACCTCGCATAGCAAGCTCAATATCCTTATCAGATGCAGCGCCAGGAGGAAGACCGTCCATCACTGCTGAGTTAATGATATTATTAAACCTTGTTTTCAATATACTTATTTCATCCTGAGTTCCTGTTATAGATTTCCATTTCTCTTCTATTTGTCCAGCCATACCAGGGGTATAATTAGCAGCATTAAACTGTTGAGCTAATTGTCTTGTTGCTGATGCGTCTTCATAAAGGGCAGATGCCTTTTCGTCAGATTCTCTTAAATAAGCTCGAGTTCTGCTGTCTAAATCTTCCTTCTGAAGATTGGCAATACTTTCCCTTAAATTAAGTTCATCTCGCTTAAGAACCCTGTCAAGTTCTGCCTCGGAAATCTGGCGATTTCTCCAGTCCCTCAAATCAGCTTGTACGGTTTCATTGAACGCAAGCTGATCTGCTGCCAGTTTAACTTGTTCAGCGTCGGTTGTTGCTCTTTTCTCTTCTACTGAAAGTTTCCGTTCCATAGACTCTTTTTCGGAAATTCTTTCCCTGCTTAATGATAAAATTTGCGCGGCCTGAAGGCTCAATCCCATATCTTGCAGACGTTTTGCTACATCTCTTGCGCTTTGAATATTCTCAATATCAAGATTTTTTATAGCATCCTGGAGCTTTTCAGATTCAGTACGTATATCCAGACCCAACATACCACCAATACCACGGCGCAGAGATTCTTGGCGTTGAGGCATATTCATCATTAAGGCAGAAACCAAAGGAGCTTGAGTTCTGGCTAGACCAGTCAGACCAGAGGTCAATTCACGGCCTTTCAGTATGCCTTCTTGGAGCATACGCTGCTGCCGTTGAGCAGGAGTCTCAATAATGTCTTGAAACAAAGATTGTATGTTGATAGCCATTGTTAGTTCCTATAAGTAGACTATGGTTCCGTCAGCCATTATCCGAATAAACTTTTAACTTGTTCCCAAGATACATTAACACCTTGTTGTAAAAGTTTGCTAAACAAAGACGCAGCATCTTGTGCTGACGTAGCTTGTTGCTGTTGCTAACCACCCTTTAACAAGTCAAACAAGCCTTGATATTGTTGTTGTCTTAGAGCGTTTTTCAATGATTCAAAACCTAACTGAGATTCGATAGCTGTCTGACCAATACCAGAGTAAAGCTCTGCACCACCAGCTTGAAGGGATGCCAATACCCTTGATAGATCGGTAGCAGGAGCCAATGCGCCCAACAATCCAGCTTGAGGCGTATAAGCCGCCTGAAGGAAACTTGGAATTGTCTGAGTAAGAAGCTGCTGCTCACCCAGCATCTGCTGTAGACCAGCCAAAGTCTGTTGAGACTGTAGAGCCTGTTCTGCCCTTGCTTGTTCCATAGCACTTACAGAAGTCTGTGCCTGTTGTTCCTGAATAGCCTTTTCCAAAGCCAGTTGCTCAGGAGTTCCACCAAACATCGAGGTACGGACACCAAGTCTTCCTTGTGACGCTAGACGCTCCTCAAGGCCCAATCTGGCACGTTCCTGCTCTGGTAACTGTGCAGCCTGAAGACGACTAAAGATTGCTTGTTCACGGGCCTGTCGTTGCTCAGGAGACTGCGTAAGCATATTAATGAGGCCAACATCATCTTGTCTGCCAACCTGCCCCAGAAGGGTCGGTATCATGCCCAAAAGCCCCTGTTGGGCTGCTTGTTCCTGTGCAGATAGCCCTAATGTAAGACCCCCAGTAGGCCCAACCTGGGCAGTACCACCAGTCCCAGAAGTCACCGTAAAGGGTTTAAACTTGGTCTGCTCAAGAGCCTGACCAAGCAATCCGTCCTCTATTTGTGGAATAGTGGTCTGACCAGTAAGTGCTTTTATTGCCTCTTTTTGAGCCTCACCAACATCTTGGATTCCGGCTTGAGTTACTGCTGCCTCGCCAATAGTGCCAAGCAATTTACCAGTATTTCCACCAATCAAACTATTAAAAAAATCAGTCCAGTTCATTAGTAAGTTCCTCCATCCACAGTTGCAGACAGAGTTCCTGACACTGTTAGATTAACAGCGGTAGCCGTACCAGTAAGTGCCGGACTAGCCAAATCTGCCTTTGTAGCTACAGCAGTAGCAATGTTATCAAATTCTGTATTAACCTCAGTTCCTTTAACAACTTTGGCAGGATTGCCTGAAACTAGCGCATCCTTAGCCGCAAAGTTAGTTGTCTTTGTATAGTTTGACATTACGCAATCCTTCCAAGAAGAGCATGAATATTTAGTTGTTGTATTGCAATAACATTCCCATCAACGGTTGACTCAACACCTACAGACACAACCATGCCAGAGCCAGATGTGTTTACTTTCTTTCTTTTAATTAAATCCAATGAGCCAGAATACTCGGCATCTGTGTTGTACTCTGATATGTTGTATTGAGCAGATTTATTTGCAGGTAGTATATAGGCTTGTTTCTTATAGTTATTCGTATAGTCATAAGCCCAATTCAATACTACGGTAGACTCTGCCCCATCAAATGTAACAACATTAATTTTTTTAAGGAATTTAAGAACAGACGGATTTCCAAAAGACAATGGATGTGAAAAATAACTTAACTGGAAAGACGATGAATTATCAGAGTATCCAGAGTATTGAGCTATTCCACTAGCATTTCCAATATAAATGGTATTATCAACAAGATTAGTAAAGCATAATGGAGCAATCTGACTCCAAGTTGTTGCTCGATAAGAGCCGTCCTGCAATGGAAAACGAGTATCAAAACAATAAACAATTTTAAGAATTTGGAAATTAACTAAAACAAACGCCTCTTTTGGCGAATAAATCATTTTAATGTTTCCAGTCTCACTTGCAGCGATAGTCTTTATATCGTTGTTTACGTTTTTAGATATATCGCCAATAGGAGATGATTTCTCTTGGATCGTTCTTGCAAGACTTCTAATGCCAGACTTTGCAAAGAAAATCAAATCCTTGCCTGTAGAAACAACACAGTCTCTTCCAAGACAGCCCATGTTTGAAATTGTGTCAGTCAATGCCATAGTAGCTGGAGATTCTGCGCCTCCATACACAAGGATAGAATCTTTACCAAAGATGATTAAGAATCCGTTATGTGCTGATAACGCAACAATCTCATCATAGCCATTAGGCCAGACCTTAGAAATGTCTATAGAGCCAGAAGTACCCCCTGTCCACGCTGTCCCATCAAGAAGATCAGACCAGTAGATAGTAGACTTGTCAGTAGCAAAATCAGCCACCCATATACGACCAAACGCTGCCAATACTTCATTGCCTTGAGGCGGAGTACCAGTAGCACCAGCGTGAGCAGACATCTTTTGTACTGCTCCCGCAGTGTTTGAATAAACCAAAGGCTCATGTGATCTTTGAAAGAAGTATGCTTTTCCATTGAAATTAACAATCTTCCAGTTGTCATCGGTAATTGTATAAGATCCAGGAGTTTCATCAGTTAATGTCGTTGTACCAGAAAATATCTTGCTATTTCCGGCAGAGAAAATAACTACATTTCCATTGTTATCCCTGAACTGATGTACCGCTTCTATCCCAAGAGAGGAACCAAGTACAGAACCTCCATTGGTAGACACCATCGAATAGCCTTTTCTTGAGGCAATTCTTCCTGATTTATCTATAACGCAGTTATCTGCTACAGAAGCAAAGGTAGGCTCTTGCGCCAAAGGAGCATCTTGAGTATTAATACCCGCAAAGCCTGGAGCAGTAATTGTTATTTGTTGCAGTTGTTGGGCCATTACACCACCACAAATGTCATTTCTGTCGGATAACGGTTAGCATCAAAAGCAATAGCATCAGATAGAGCAGTAGATGCTACAGAGAACTGTTCTACAGCACTTTGACCGCCAGTCTCACCTCTTTCTCTCAAGGCCATCGCATAAGCTAATTGAATAACTGGATTGCTTGGAACAGACAAAACCTCTGAGTCACTAGATAAATCAGCCTGTGGAGCAACAACGTCAAAGCGTAGCGAATACACAGCGTCAGGCTGTGGATATAGCTTAATCTTCAAGTCTCCGTTTGAATCAGTTCCAATAAAAGTGTAATAGTCTGGAGACCCAGACAATATGGTCTGATTGTAGTAAACATTGTTGAA